AAATCATAGGATTGGATCAGCAAGAATATTCATGGATTCCAAGTAATAATATTGTTGATACGTCAAAAAGGTCTGGATTACACAACAGAGCTAAAGAACTATTAAAGGAAAAATATCCTAATGATAGAATTTTAGAAGAGTTAGTGTTGCCGGGGACAAAGACATCAACTAGAAAATCCACCCTAAAGGCGGATTTTTTTATTCCTATGAGAAAACTTATTGTTGAAGTTCATGGCGAACAACACACAGAGTTTAATAACTTCTTTTTTAAAAGTAAAATGGATTTTTATAAAGCTCAGGCCAGAGATAGAGATAAGAAGCAGTGGTGTGAAATAAATAATTTAGAATTAATAGAACTGTTTCATAACGAATCTATTGAAGAGTGGAGAAGTAAGATATGGAGGAATTAGAAGATAAGATAAAAAAATTCCATGACAATATTGACAATTGGATTAAAGAGAGTAAAATAGACTATGGAACTGATTTTGGAGATAAGGCAGACGAAGTAGGAAAGATACTAAACTATTCTCGCGAAGAATTAAAATCCATGACATTTCCAGATTATCAAGCCTCAATCTTCTTGCTCAATCAATATCTTATGCATGTAAAAAGCATTATAGCAAGAGAGAAAGCTGTTAAAGCTTGGGCAGAACAAGGCATATGGTATATTGTTACAGGTGTTAGCCATGACAAATATGCAAAATGGGAAGAGAAATATCATTCAGCTATTAGAAATCATAAATCAGGATTAAAGCTGCAAATGCTTAAAACAACAGCTGAGGCTAGAATACTGGCTGGAGAAGCAACAATTGGATCAATAGAAACGGCTATGAAGGTTTTTGAAAACATGGGGAGAAATAAAAGTTATGAACGATCTTAAGGAACAGGCTAAAAAAATTATTGCAAAAGGAAAAGCTCTTGGAGACGTAGAGCTTATTAATATGGGGCTTGACATGCTAGACGCTATTCCTGAATTAGATATTGGGCAACCCACTGTCGAGGATAAAATTTTACAGACAACAACCAATAAAAAGGTTTATCCAAAACAGTTATTTGACAGTAGAAATATTACTGAGCAATTCAGAGTAGAAAACAAAACACCTATTGATACAAAATATGGTAAAAAGATACCAGTAGCTGTAGGAGCTAGAGAAAATAAATTTATAGACGATGGAGTGGAAGCAGTAGATCTCATAGGTAAAACGCCGCCATCGCCACCTAAACAAAAAAGAAAAGTAAACAAAGTTGAAATGTTATGTCAAGTATGTGGAAAAAAGGAAAAGGTTTTAAAAGAATTAGTTTTTAGTGAGTCTTATAGATGCGAATCGTGTTTAATGAAAGGAAAAACATTATGAGTACATTTATTAGTTATGAGCTACCAGTCAAGCTGCTTACAAATACAGCAAAACTACCAGATAAGGCAAATCTATTTGACGCAGGGCTTGACCTGTATTGCGATGAAAAAGAAGTAGTCACATTAGCACCGGGACAACGTAAACTCTTTTCTACGGGCATTTCTATGGCAATACCAAGGGGTTTCGTAGGATTGATCTGGCCGAGATCTGGACATGCGGTAAAAAAGGGATTGGATACAATGGCTGGAGTTATTGATTCGCCATATCGTGGAGAGGTAAAAGTCTTGTTAGTAAATCATGATGAAGATTATCAAGTATACTCACCCGGAGATAAAATTGCTCAGATGATTGTTCAGCAAGTTCCAGACTTCACCCCTGTGGCAGTTGATAATTTGAATGAGACTTCTCGCGGAGAAAATGGATTTGGGAGTTCAGGGTCTTGACATATCTCAAAATAGGATTTATACTATTTATAGCTTTCTACTGCATAGTCTCATATAGAATAATTAGCAGTACAATCATAGGAGAATTGAAGGACAGATGAACACAAATAAAAAAATAAAAGCTCGCGATAACATGGATGATATTGAAGAACTACTAAAGTCTGGGATTGGAATTGTAGCCATAGCAAAACAAAAAGGTTTTCGTCATGACGTTATTCAGAGGTATTGTTTAAGGAATAATATAGACTATGGTAAAAAAAAGCAAAGAACAGTTGATTTAACAGGTAGAACCTTCGATGGTTTCAAGATTCTTGCTTTGGATAAAATCTCTGATGCAGGAGAAAAAACTTGGGTTGCTCAGTGTAAGTGTGGCAAAATATTTACCATTAGAAGTTCAAGATTAAAAATAACTCCATCTTGTGGATGTAGTGATAATGAATTTAATCCAAAATATGCTCAAACTTTTGAAGATGTTCCAGAGTGGTTCTGGGGTAAATTTAAAAGAGGAGCAGAAGAAAGAGGTTTAGAGTTTACAATTTCAACGAGCGAACTCTGGGCTATTTTTGCAGAGCAGAATAAAAAATGCGTTTTTTCTGGAGTAGATCTTTATATTCCAACTAAAAAGACTCAGCCCAATTTTACAGCATCTATAGATAGGATAGATTCTAAAAAGGGATATATCGTAGATAATGTACAATGGGTTCATAAAACTATAAACATGATGAAGATGAGAATGTCTAACGATGAATTAATTAATTTTTGTAAGTTAATTTATCAACACCAATATGAAAATAAAACAGGAGAATGAAATGAATACATTAGTAGCACTAGCAGTTATGACAATTGGACAAATTTTTGTAGTGAATCCACAAATTCCAACCGTCCAATACAGGAGTACAGTATCATATGTAAATACAGTACAAGTTAGTTATCCAATATATATGCCGTATTATCAATACCAACCAGCGGCAGTGTTATATTCGTCACCGTATGGACTTTCTCCATTTCCATATTATGGAAACTTTACGATGCAATACCCATATACATATTCATATCCACTATATAGAATCTACCCTTAAGGAGAACGCAATGAGCGAAGAAAAGAATCCATTAAATGTTTATAATCAACTAGAGATTATTAAAAATGCTGTTGATCAGATTGAAACAATTCATGTATATGAACTTGCCAATCGCCAATTTGGAACTTCCGCAGAAGAAGAGTTGAAGAAACGAATCGACGAGTTAGATAAGCAAATTCTTGAGTATGAATTGCAGCTTGCAGACTCGCAAGGTTATATTGACGATATATTAGATTCAAACAAGATATTGCTTGAAGCAAATAATCAACTTATCGCCGAAAAGAATTTGGCATTAGAAAATCGCCAACTGACACAAGATCAGGCAGATAAAATAATTTCTGCGTATAAGAAATTGCCACGAATTGTAAAGAAGTTTTATGGAGTGAATTAATATGAGCCAGTCCGAATTGCAGAACCTTCCAGTTGAACGTGCCGTCCTTGCTGGCATCTGTCAGTTTGGACTGGAAGTTTATGTTGAGCTTGACTTCTTGCAAGCAGAGTACTTTAGCCACGAATTAAATCAGGTTATATTTACATGCTTGCAAGACGTTATCAACAATAATCAAAATATTGAATATCTCTCTATATTCTCAACAGCTCAAAAGCTAGGCGTGTATGAATTAATTAATAAAGCGACTGAAATGAGTTTCATCCGGTCGCTTTTTAATTTTCCTATCAACAAAGATAATATCCCTAAATTTGCAGCTAAATTAACTAAACTTAAATTAGCTAGAGACATTAAGAAGACGTTATCTATGTGTGATAAGTCAATGACTAAGATCACGGGTGATGAGAGCGTAGAAGATATTATTGGCATGGTTGAAACTCCAATTATGGAGATTACATCTCTTGCATATAAAGAGCAGAACAATAAGACGGTTCTCTTGGGGGAAAATATTGATGAGTATGTCGAATATCTTATTAATAACCCTTCTGAATACCTTGGTATTCCTACTGGATTTCCTAGATTCGATGAAGCAATAGGCGGTGGACTTAGAAGAAAGTCAGTCACTCTAATCGGAGCCAGAACTGGTGTTGGCAAAAGCGTGATCTCTACTAATGTTGCAAAATATGTTTCAGAATTTTATAATATTCCAGTTCTATATTTAGATACAGAGATGGATCTTGGTGATCAAAGAAATCGTATGCTAGCAAATATTAGTGGAATTAAGATTAA